CCGGTTCATATCAAGGGTTTTCTTTACTGTTGCTGTTCTTTCTCTCTATTGTCTGATACCTATCGACCGCAGCCATTTCCGCACGCTGAACGAGGGGCAGGCCTTGTGGCTGTTGAGCTCGTTGTGGCCCACTATGCGGATGGAGGGAAAGCGCCTGTGGAAGTCCCTCACATACGCTGTCATGGCCTTCAGCTGTGCCGCCGTGCGGGTGTCCTTGGCGGTCTTGCCGTCCTTGGCCAAGCCTCCGGCATACACGATGTGTCGGCTCACACTGTTGTAGCCTTTCGCACCGTTGGTCACTTCCCACGGGTCCACCTCCGCATCCTCGTTGTTGTCGACAAGGCGCTCTACCTTGCCGTCCAGGTGTATCAAGTCGGTGTAGCCCACCTGCTTCCAGCCACGCCCACCCTTGCTTACCGGGTCGGTGTGCCAGTGGCGTATCTCCTTGGAGGTTACCTCACGGCCTTCCGGCGTGGCTGTGCAGTGCAGGACTAAGTATTTCATTCTCGCCATGGTTACGCTTCTGCCTTGTATCCGCTGGTCATCACGACACCTGCGTCTGCCTTCTTGAACATGCAGATGAAGTAGTGGCGGAAGTTCACCTTATTGCGCTGGTACTCGGGGTCGTTCTCGGCTGCGCTCCAGTACATCTTGGTGGAGCCGGTGGCCTTGAACACACGCTGGGTATAGAATGCGAACGAGCAGTGGAAGTCACCGGCGGTCTCGCCCTTGTCATCGACAGCCTTCTTCTCGCCCTTGGCTGAGAAGTACGGGGTGTTGGCAAACTCATATATGTCAAAACCGTAGAGCTTGCCCACCTTGCCGGTGTTGCGGTCGATGTTGTACTGCTCCTTGAAACGCTGGTCGGTTTCCAAGAGGTCGTTCACATGGTCGGTACACAACACAAGACGGCGGTTCGTAGTTGGAACACCCAACTTGTCGAGGGCTGCCTTCATTGCCAGCAGGTCGTTTACCGTCATCTTGATACGGCCGGTGGCTGCGTCACGCTCACCGGTAGTGGTCAATACCGGGGTCTTGGCAGTGTTCTTCTGTGCACAAAGGGCATGTGCCGCCTTGGCGAACTTGGCGTCATTGATGGCGTTTGAATGGCTCTCCTTCACTCGGGCAATCTTGTCGTAGCTAATAGCATACAACTCATCGTCGGTGATGGGAGTCACCTTGGTCTGGAACTTGGCAAGCTGAATGGCGATGTCCTTGTCGTCCAATGCCTGCAAGGGGATTGGGTAGGTGGTGTTGTCAATAAGCACGTCAGGATCAACACCAACATCCACCAAGTGGATAACATCATTGTCAACGATGCTTGAGCTGTCTGGAATACCATCAAGCCAAGTGCCGGCGAGGTACTCACGGAGTGCCTTCACCATCTCACCGGTCCAAATCTCTTTCAGCACGCCCTCACGTGCCACACCTACAGGCATTGCACCACTCACGGCAAGTGCGATGGCATTGACACCGACGGCACCTGCCACGGGCGACACGCCCAATGCCATTCCGAACACGGCTCCTGTCATCGCATTGAACAGTACGGCCGTAATCATGGTCAAAAATACTTTTGCTTTCATTGTTTTTCCGTTTTATTTGGTTTGTACTAAAGTTTACACTCCATGCCGTACTCTTCCTTGTAGAGTCGCTTGTACTCCTCGGGCTGCTCCTTGCGGAGGGTCAAGAGCTCACTTGATGGTACATCGCTCAGTTTCTTGTAGGTAGCGGGCAGTCCAGTTGACGCTCCGCTCTGGTGTCTGATGACGGCACTTAGCTTCGTCTGCGGTGCCATGGCCGCGATGATGCGTTCCAACTTCTCCTGGCCGATTTCCTTACCGAGGTTGATGAATTCGTCCTTCTTGTCGGGGGCGATGCGTTTCTCCCCTACCGCTTTCTCCACGGCAGCGGTAATGCTGGCAAGCGTGAGGGTTGCCTTCTCCTGCTGGAGTCTCTCGTTCTCTTGCTTTGCGGCTTTCAACTCTCCGAGCTTGGCGTTGATGTCCGCTTCTGTTGCCGTTTCCGGCAAGCCCAACTGTAGGGCAAGCACTTTCTGTTCCATTTGCTTTTGTTTTTGATTATTGTTGTTCAACATTGGCAAGGGGCATTCGCTGTCCTTGCCGAGGGTTATCTTCTTGCCGTCTTTCTGCAGCACGATGGCATCGTCATTGGCTCCGATGTCCACCAGGCTGACCTCAAACAGCTTGCTCTTGGTGACGGTGGGGCTGGTCTGTCCCTGCACCAGCAGTTCGGGGTCCTCGCTCGTCTCCAGGATGTCAAGCCCTGCGCTCACCATCTTCAGGCTGCCGAACTCGTACTGCTTCTTGCAGCGCTTGGAGAGTTCGGAGGCTTCGTCGAACATCAGCTCGCCGGTCACCTCGCCTTCCTCTACCTTCAGGTCTTTCACATAGCCTATCACGTTGCCGCGCTCGTGCATGTACAGCAGCACGGGGTTGCGCTGGTACTGCTCCACGTTCATGCCCGCCGTCAGCACTCTGGTGCCGTAACTGTTCAGGCTGTCGTTGGTTATTCTTACTCGTTTTCCTTTGCTCATGTCGTTGTCGTTTTCTGGGCTGCACCGCCCGGTTTGCGACTGCAATATTACGAGGTAAATGTCTGTCCGCCAAAAAAGTGTGCAATGGTTGCACACTTCTATGAAACCATTGCACACTTTTTTGGAGAGCCACCGAAATCGTGGCACTTTTGCAAATGAATCGGGGCGTGGTGTGCCCTGACATTACGAACAAAAACCTTATCAACATGACAAAGGCAGATATTGAAAAGAAGAAGTCGCTGGCACGCACGCTCTATCTCTCGGGAATGGAGCAGCAGGAGATTGCGGAGAAGGTGGACGTGTCGCGCGTCACCATATCCAAGTGGTGCTCGGCGGAGGGGTGGAAGGAGGCGCGTGCCGCCAAGAACATCACACGCCCCGAACTGGTGAATAAACTGCTGCTCACCATCGACACGCTGATTACACAGGTGAATGACTCCAACGACCCGGCACTCATCGCAGGACTGGGCGACAAGTTGGCAAAGCTCTCGTCGGTCATAGAAAAACTCGACAAGAAGGCCAACGTGGTGGATGCCATCGAGGTATTCATGGCTTTCTCCAAATGGCTGGAGTACCGCTCACAGACTGACCCGGAGGTTACTCCCGAACTGATGCGCGTCATCAACAAGTACCAGGACATGTACATCACGGAACAGATGGGTATAAAATAAGCAGCCTATGGCAACAGCAGCGGAAAAGAAAAAGGCATACGAGGAGTGGAAGGAGCGGTGCCGCCAGGTACAGTCCATCACGGACACATCGCTTCTGAAAAGCGAGACGGCCGTGGAGAGGGACATGCGCATCAAGCGTCTGCTCAACAACTACGCGGCGTTCTGCGAGTATTACTTCCCCCACTTCCTCCAGTTGCGCGACAAGACGACCGGAGAGGTCATTCGCACCATCCACAATGCGCCGTTCCACAACGAGGCTGCGCGTAAGGTACGGAACACACCCGACTTGAAGGCGGTGTTCATGTGGCCGCGCGGTCACGCAAAATCCACGCACCTTGACGTGTTCACGCCGCTCTGGCTGATGTTCCAGCCGAAGCGGCTCATCAACTTTATGGTGGTCGTGGGCAAAAGCGAGGACAATGCCGACCGTTTGCTCGGCGACATTCAGGCGGAGCTGGAATACAACCAGCGGCTCATCGCTGACTTCGGGCAACAGAAGAATGACGGTGGCTGGCAGGAGGGCGAGTTCAAGACGAAGAACGGCGTGAAGTTCCTTGCCTGTGGCCGTGGTCAGTCGCCCCGTGGTCTGCGCGACCGCGAGGCTCGTCCGGACTACATCGTCATAGATGACTTGGACGACGACCAGCTGTGCCGCAACGAGAAACTGGTGCATGACCTCACGGACTGGGTGAAGGAGGCACTGTTCGGTGCGCTTGATGTGGGCCGTGGACGCTTCATCATGGTGGGCAACCTTATCAGCAAGAACTCGGTGCTCTACAACATCTCACGCACCAAGGGCGTGTTTCTCTCCAAGATACAGGCGGTGGACCGTAACGGCGAGCCAGTGTGGAAGGAGAAATGGACGAAGGAGGAGGCGCAGGCGTACCGCGACTTCGTGGGCTACCGTGCTTGGGAGAAGGAGATGATGCACAACCCTATCGTGGACGGCACCATCTTCCGGGCGGAGTGGATTCGCTACAAGCGTCTGCCCAAACTCGAAAAGTATGACATGCTGGTGTGCTACACCGACCCGTCGTTCAAGTCAACGACCTCCAACGACTACAAGGCGTGCCGTCTGTGGGGCAAAATCGGCACGGAGTTGCATCTTATTGACTGCTTCGTGCGTCAGGCTACGGTCAGCGAGATGGTGCGGTGGCTCTACGACCTCTACGAGCGCACACGCGACACGGTGGCGGTGCAGTTCTTCATGGAGGCGAACTTCATGCAGGACGTGATTTTGGACGAGTTTGCCGTGGAGGGCAACCTGCGCGGATACCAGTTGCCCATCATGCCCGACAAGCGCAAGAAGCCCGACAAGATTCAGCGTATCGAGACGGTCAGTCCGTTATGGGAGCGTGGCTTCGTATTCTACAACGAGCGCAAGAAGGAGGACCCCGACATGCAGGTGGGCATTGAGCAGACGCTGGCACTGGAGCGTGGTAGCCGTGTGCATGACGATGCGCCCGATGCTGACGAGGGCGCTATCTGGATCCTGCAGCGCAACACAAGACAGGAAAGTTTCAAACCGGTGTTCGGCAAGAGGCCGACCGCCAAAAATATTTGGTGATTATGATTCAGGTTATAAAGGACATTATCTGGGGATGGCAGTGCAAGCGTGCCATCAGGAAGGCCAACAAGCTATCGAAGCTGCTTGGCATGAAATATTATGTGGTTTACATGAACGGCTCGCTGAAGGTCGTGCCGAAGCGCACCATCCGTGAGCTGGTGGCGAAGCACCGCTTCCGCAAGGGTGTGAAGGTGGCGGACATCGAGCGTCGTGCCATTTATGTAACGCATTAGAAAGGAGGTGCATCATGTTTATCACGGAAGAAGATTATCGGGTGGTCATCGGCGAAAATGCGCTGAAGGTGGTGTCGCAAGCCTCGCAGGAAGTACGCGAGGGTGCTGAACTGGAGGCGTGTGAGGAGATGGCCGGCTACCTCCGCCCGAAATACGACACGGAGGCGATATTCACGGCTGAGGGCAGCGGTCGCAACCGCCTGGTGGTGATGTATGCCGCCGACATCGCACTCTACCACATGACCTCGGCCATGCCCCAGAAGATGGGCAGCGAGATTCGCAAGGAGCGCTACGAGCGTGCGGTCAAGTGGCTGGAGGGTGTGCAAGCCGGGAAGATTATCCCGGATCTGCCGCTCGCCACCGACGAGGATGGCACACCGACGGGCGACTTGCTGGTATTCGGTTCACAACAACAATTAAGGCATAATTGGTAGCGATATGGATATAAAGAACTTTTTCAGCGGTATGTTCGGCGGTGGGCAGGATGTGCTGCGTACACCATACGGAAACTTCAACCTTGCCAAGTCGTCCGACCGCAAGCGCGTGAAGAAGATGGTCATCGAACTGCAGCGCACCACCGACGCGCTCACGCGCAAGGACATCGCCGACTGGCGACAGGCTTGGCAGATGGCCATCAATGTGGACAACCCCGACCGTAAAAGGCTCTACGACATTTACCGTGATGTGGAGATTGACCTTCACCTCTCTGGCTGCGTGCGCCAGCGTGTGGGCTTCGTCATGGCGAAGTCGTTCAAGTTGGTGGACGCACAGGGTAACGAGAACGAGGAGGCGCACCACTACTTTGACCAGTCGTGGTTCAAGCAGTTGCTCGAATATGCGCTGTCGGCCAACAACTGGGGACACTCGCTCATCGAGCTTGGCGACCTCACCACGGACGGCGACGGCTGCGTGTGCTACAATGGCGTGACGCTCATTCCGCGCAAGCATGTCATTCCTGAATATGGGCGTGTTGTGCAGCAGATTGGGCAGGACTGGACTTCGGGCATAGACTACCGCTCGGCTCCATTCAGCGACTGGCTCATTGAAGCCGGACGACCTGATGACCTCGGGCTGTATCTGAAGGCTGCCACGCAGACTATTCCCAAGAAGAACATGTTGGCATTTTGGGACACATTCGGTGAGATATTCGGCATGCCGATGCGTATCGCACGCACCACCTCTCGCGACCCCAAGGAGGTGGGACGTTTGGAGCAGATGCTGAAGTTTGCCGGCACAAGCCAGTATATGGTGGCGGGGCAGGACACGGAGATTGAGTTCGTGGAGAGTGGCAAGGGCGATGCCTTCAACGTGTACGACAAGCGCATAGACCGTGCGAACTCGGAACTCTCGAAACTTATTATCGGGCAGACCATGACCATTGAGGACGGCAGCAGCCTCTCACAATCAGAAACACACCTTGAGGTATTCGAGAACCTGGTGGAGAGCGACTGCACCATGCTGCGCGACATCGTAAACAACCATTTGCTCCCACGCATGGTGAAGCACGGCTTCCCTGTCAAGGGGCTGCGGTTTGAGTGGGACGATGCGGTGGACTACACCCCGGAGCAGCAGGTGGCATACGAGACGATGATTGCCGACCGCTACGAGGTGGACCCGTCGTATTTTGCGGAGAAGTACAGTATGCCTGTGGGTGAACGGCGCAACGCCACACCTATGCTCCCGACCGGAAGTGACGATGATGATGACGAGGGTGATGGAGACAACAACGAGCCACAAGAAGACAAGAAGAAAAAACAGCAACAACAAAACGCACACAGCTCTTTTTTCGATTAAGCCCCAGCGACTACCTGGGGCTGCACCAACGCTATGCCCGACTGTTAGACGGTGATCCGCAAACGTTGTCGCTGTCAAAGGAACAGAAGCAGATACGCAAGCAGCTCTCCGAATTGTTTGACGGCATGATGCGCACGCTATATTCACAAAAAGGGTCGGAGTTCCGCATCGATGTGCTGGCAGAGCCAAAGGTTCAGGACTTCATCAATGCCCATGCCGGTGCGCTGGATTCCACATTCAAGCAGGTGGAGATGTCCGATGCCATGCGCAAGCGTCTCCAGCGGTCGGACTATATCTTCTCTGGCATGAAGACCTTCCATGAGTTGAACGAGGCGTTCCCGTCCCTGCTCGATGAGAACGGCAATAGAAAGCCATTCGAAGCGTTTTTGAACGATGTTCGGAAGATTGACAAGACCTACAACTCCAACTACCTCCGTGCGGAGTACAACTTCGTGCAATCGTCTGCTGAGATGGCTGCCAAGTGGGAGCGGTTCTCTGAGGACGGCGACCGCTACTACCTGCAATACCGCACGGCAGGGGACGGCAAGGTGCGCCCGGAACACGCTGCGCTGAACGGTGTGACACTTCCACCGTCCGACCCGTTCTGGGAAGAATACTACCCACCCAACGGCTGGAACTGCCGATGTACAGTAGTGCAGGTGCGCAAGTCAAAATATCCTGCCACACCGCACGACGAGGCGATGGCGCTTGGCGAGGAGGCTCTACAGCGCGACACAAAAGGCATATTCCATTTCAACCCGGGCAAGGAGGATAAGACCGTACCCGACTACAACCCCTACACCATTCGCAGATGCCGAGACTGCGACATCGCAAAGGGCAAAATCAAGTTGGCGAGGTTTGTTCCTGAGAATGAGTTGTGCCAAGCATGCCTAATTCTTCATCGACTAAGAAATGAAGGAGAGCAACGGAGACTAACCAGTGAGGAACGAAAAACTGTTCAAGAATCGGCATTGACTTGGGCAGATAAGCATTTGCCCAAAGTAACAATGTCCGATGGAACGACTGGAGCAAGATTAACCGTACATACAAAAGAGGGTGTTGAATTGCACATCGGAAAGAAGTTCTTTACTGAAACGTACTCTAAATGTAAAAACAGCAGACGAGTCGCAGAAACAATGGAACTGGCCACTCGCATAAATGAATGGATAAGGGATGCGGAACAAATTAGGATTGAGCCTGGTCGCCATCATGCTTTTGACTTTGTTGTATTCAAAGCCGTTTATAACAATCAGGAAATAGAATTTAAAGCAAAGTCAACAGAAGGTCTTATCGTTTATATGATGCGATTACTCTAAAACAAAAAAAGACTTATGAACCTTCCGAAGCCTGCGCTCATAAGAGCCGACATGTGAAACGCTGCATAAGTCTTTTGTGCAAAGGTAATAACATTTTCCCAAAACACATCAATATATGGAAGAAAAAATACAAGATGAGAAAATAAAGGAGGCTCTCAACGCCCCAGTAGAGCACACACTGCGCTTGCCGATAGAAGTAGTATTCCGACGCACAACAGCCATGGAAAGACTTTGGCAAGCCATAAAGCGATTGGTGAGGGTACCTGCCCAACGACATCAAAAGAGCCTTCTTGATATTGCCGTAAGCAATTCGAGAGTGCTTTCAGCCTTAGTTTGTACTGCAAAAAGCAATACAACACACCGGCAAGGACTGTCAGCAACAGAAATAACACACTCGCTACTGTCAGGCAGCGAAGAAGCGTACTCCCTTGTGACATGTCGCCAAAAACAGCGATTATGCCTATTAAAGTTGCGGCTATGCCTGACTGATGGCGTATTAGAGATTCATGCTGAAGCTCCACTTTTTCTTTGGCTTCAATCAGCTCTCGAACAAAGCCATTCCAACCTTCTCCTTTATCATGTAACACTGTCATCTTTTTTAGATGCAAAGGTATAACGTTTCATTTCAAAACTTTCTGGCTATGAACAAAATTATCTCATTTCTGAAGAAAAGCAACCGCTACAAGCATCTCATCGGTGGTTTTTTTGTCGGTCTGTGCGCCCTGTCGCCATGGACGGCTATCTATGCTGCCATTGTCGCAGCCTCTTGTTTGGAACTCAAAGACAAACTGCACGGCTGCCCATGGGACTGGATAGACTGGGCTTGCACGGTGTTCGGTGGCTTCATCGCCATGTTGTTTTGGTGCATTGTGTAATATTCTTACATGTTTTGTACAGATATTCAGTAACTTTGCACCCGGTAGAGCCACCCTATAGGCCGTGTGGTCTATCGCGGTTACAACAACGCGAACGCGAATGGCGGTGTATCGAATGCGAATGCGAATAACGATGCCTCGAATGCGAATGCGAATGTCGGCTCGCGTCTCACCAACAATCAATCGGCGTACAACGATGGGGACGTGTCCCCGATGTGGTGCCGAGGGTGGCAAGCCACAGCAAACCTGCCACATGGGGCAGAAGGCTGAAAAATCACGTGTCGGGCAATAGGCTTTGGTAGGTCGGTAACGATTCGAAGAAGTCTGGTCCGGGGAACGGAAGGCCCATATCTTCCATCATTAAAAGCAACTGATGCTATGCGCAGAGAAGGTCATATCATAGAGGAGATAGTCGAATATTCCAACATGGCGGAATCGTTCAACCAGGTGCTCCGTGGCTCCAAACGGAAGAAAAGCCGACAGGGGCGTTACCTGCTTGCGCATCGTGAGGAGGTCATCAAGGAACTCTCAGAGCGCATTGCCGCCGGCACGTTCACCGTTGCCAACTATCGGGAGCGCACCATCATGGAGAGTGGCAAGGAGCGGCGCATACAGATTCTGACGATGAAGGACCGCATCGCCGTGCATGCCATCATGTCGGTGGTGGACCGGCATCTGAAGGCGCGGTTCATCCGCACGACCTCCGCAAGCATCAAGAACCGGGGAATGCACGACCTCATGAAGTATATTCTCCGCGACATGAAAGAAGACCCGGAAGGTACAAGGTATTGCTACAAGTTCGACATCTCCAAGTTCTACGAGAGCGTCAACCAGGACTTCGTATCTTACTGCGTGCGCAGGGTGTTCAAGGACAAGAAGCTCATCGCCATGCTCGACGGCTTTATCCGCATGATGCCGCACGGCATCAGCATAGGGCTGCGCTCGTCGCAGGGCTTGGGCAATCTGTTGTTGTCTGTGTATTTGGACCATTATCTGAAGGACAGGTACGGCGTGCGTCATTTCTACCGCTATTGTGATGACGGCGTGGTACTCGGTAAATCGAAAGCGGAACTGTGGGAGATTCGTGATGCCGTCCATGAGCAGTTGGAGCACATCGAACTGAAGGTGAAAGCCAACGAGCGTGTGTTCCCCGTGGACGAGGGCATTGACTTCCTGGGGTATGTCATCTATCCCGACCATGTGATGCTGCGCAAGCGCATCAAGCAGAAGTTCGCCCGAAAAATGCACGAGGTAAAATCGAGAAAAAGGAGGCGTGTCTTGATAGCAAGTTTCTACGGAATGGCAAAACACGCCGACTGTAATATGTTGTTCAATAAATTAACAGGCAAAAACATGAAATCATTTAAGGACTTAAATGTCGCTTACAAGCCGGAAGACGGCAAGAAGCGTTTTGCGGGTGCGGTGGTAAGCATCCGCGAGTTGGTAAACCTGCCCATCGTGGTGAAGGACTTCGAGCTCGGGGTCAAGACCAGTCAGGGCGAAGACCGCTGTGTGGTGTCGATAGAGCAGAACGGCGAGCCGAAGAAGTTCTTCACCAACAGCGAGGAGATGAAGAACATTCTCCAGCAAGTGAGTGAAATGCCGGACGGCTTCCCGTTCGAGACCACCATCAAGGCGGAGACCTTCGGCAAGGGTAGAACAAAGTACATTTTCACATGATGAACAGAGTAAACGGAGCACAAGGGGTGAAGCTGCTTGAATGCACCAACCCCGTAAAAGACAAGTGGCGCGTCCGCTGGGACGTGCATGACAACGAGGACGGCTCTGCCGACTACATGGAGGCGGAGTTCAACGGCAAGCCATCGGAGGACACCATCAAGACCATGGTGTCGGAATGGTTCAACGACCGCACCAACGAGGCTATACTTTCGGGCTTCGCGTGGAACGGCATGAGCGTGTGGCTTTCCACCGAGAACCAGTTCAACTACAAGGCGGCATACGACCTTGCGGTGCAGTCTGACGGCAAGACATTGCCGGTCACGTTCAAGTTCGGGACGGACGATGTGCCGTGCTATCACACGTTCAACACCATCGATGAACTGACGGACTTCTACACCAAGGCCATGCAGCATATCCAAAATACGCTGGCTGACGGTTGGAAGAGCAAGGATAATTTCAAATTGGAGTTATACCGAGACTAAGACAAATCCCTTCGGGGGAGGGTTATAAAAAAGCCCCCGGCCTGTTAAATAGTCGTCTCACTTACCATTTGAACATAAAGTACCACTCATTGGCACGACCGGGGGCGTAGACCCTCGCTCGCCAATGAGTGGCTTTTTTATGTTTGAGCGTTATGCGCTCTGATAAGTGAGACGATGCAAAAGTACTAAATTTTTCTGAAAATGAAACTGATAGAGATACTGAATTTGAACAGGGAACTGCTGATTTACTTCCAAAAGGCTGGAATTAGGCTGGACGATGTGCAGTACATCGACCTTTTTAATGAATATCGTACGCTTTCCGCACAGGGCGAGAAGATGTCGTATATCGTGGCAAGACTCGCCACGGAATATGCAGTCAGCGAGCGCAAGGTGTACAACCTCATACGGCGCTTCAAGACAGACTGCAATGCTCTACTGTTCGGGGGGGGTAAATCGTAGGGCCTCACTTGCCGCATACACTGCAAGACGCTTGCAGCGTGTTTTGCATCAACCTTTCCTCATTGACCTCCAAGCACGCTACCTTTGCACCGTTTTCAAATCAAACGGTCATGAACAAATATCACCAAATTTTACAGAAGGTGCTTACCGAGGGTAAGTGCCAGACAAACAAGAAGGGGAGCATACGCTATCTGCTCAACGAACAGTTGGTGCTCTCCCCTGCCGACCTGCTCGACATTTTCGAGGGGCACGGCATCGCACGCAAAAAGTTGAAAAGTGAACTGCAGCTTTTCATGCAAGGAGAGCGCAACGTGGAGAAGTACCGCGAGGTGGGCATCAACTGGTGGGACTACTGCGGTGCTATCCTTGTAAACTCCTACCCCACCTATTTTGAGAAACTGCCGCCGCTCATTGCCAAAATCAACCGCGAGAAGCGCAACAGCAAGAACTATGTGCTGTTCCTCGGCTCCACCGATGCGGAGACAAACCAAGCTCCGTGTCTGTCGCTCGTTCAGTTCCAGATTGAGAACGGCGAACTGGTGGTGTCGGCTTACCAACGCAGCTCGGACGCTAACCTCGGTTTGCCTGCCGACATCTACCACCTCTACCTTATGGCCCGGCAGATTGACTTGCCTTTGAAGTCCATCACGCTGAACCTTGCGAATGTACATATCTACGAGAACAACATCGACCACACACGCCAGTTGCTCGACGGAAACGAGAACGTGAGATTTGAACTGAACGTGTAGCCATGAGGAAGCAGTATTTATCGGCACCGCTCCCATTCGTGGGGCAGAAGCGCATGTTCGCGCGTGAGTTCATTAAGGTTCTGAAGCAATACCCCGAGGACACTGTATTCGTGGATTTGTTCGGCGGTTCGGGGCTGCTGTCGCACATCGCCAAGTGTCAGAAGCCTAACGCCACGGTCATTTACAACGACTTCGACGGCTATCGCAACCGTCTGCAACATATTCCGCAGACCAACCGCCTTTTGGCTGACCTGCGCAAAATGGTGGAGGCGGAGGGCATACCCAAGCACAACTGCATCCGTGGTGAGCTGCGCGACCGCATCTTCGCACGCTTGGAGCAAGAGGGGCGTGAGGTCGGGTACATTGACTTCATCACTGTTTCGTCCGGGCTAATGTTCTCCATGAAGTACAAGTTGAGCATTCCCGAAATGAAGAAGGAGGCGCTGTACAACAATATGCGCAAATCTGACTACCCAACTTGCGAGGACTATCTGGAGGGCATCACGGTGGTGTCGTGCGACTACAAGGAGGTGTTCGCCCGCTACAAGGACGTGCCGAACGCGGTGTTCCTCGTTGATCCACCTTATCTCTCCACCGATGTGGGCACATATAATATGTATTGGAAGCTCTCGGACTACCTTGACGTGCTGACCATTCTTGCCGGCCATCACTTCGTTTACTTCACTTCCAACAAGTCGTCCATCATCGAGCTTTGTGAATGGATTGGCAGGAACCCGACCGTGGGCAACCCGTTCAAGAACTGCCACAAGGTGGAGTTCAATGCCACGGTGAACTACAGCTCGCACTACACGGATATGATGCTGTTCACCGATGCCGCCTGACGGCGTTATAATTCAATTCTAACGGCATTAAAAAGCCCCGGCGGTAAATTGTCCGTCGGGGCTTAATCGTTGCGACACGCGCGGTTTATCGCAACAGGTAGCGCACTGCATAGCTGTCGATGCTTTCAAGTATCTCCTCGTGGTTGTGGTTGGTAAGGGTCTCCACGAGCGCCATGCCGTTGAAGTCCTCGCCGCTCAGTCCGTCAAGGGCTTCATGCACTTTGTGGCAAAGGTCGAAGGCTGCGTCGTGTCCGCCGTCTGCCCAGTCGGTCACAAGGTGGATGGTGACGATGCCCTTGCCCCGCTGACTGCCGCCTTGGAACGGCGACCACTCTATCTTTCCAAACTCCACAAATACGGCAGGACGCGCCCACACGTCTTCCTGGTCTATGAACTCCACATTGTGGTTCCACAAGTCGATGTGCTTCACTTCGGGTACATCTTCCGATAACTTTGCCTTGATGGCACCAAATAACTCTTTTCTCATTTCAGTTTAAATTCGTGTTCAAAATATTTTGCCAGGTTCTTCTCAAAGATGTCCTTGACGGCTTGCTCCACTTCGGGCGACGCTCCGAGGAAACGGCGGCGCGGTATCTTGATGCTCTTGCCCACCTTCATCAGTGCCAGGTGTTTCCAGAACTCGGCCTCAGTGCTCAGTTGGATGGTGCGTTTGTCGTTGCGCCGCTCGCCGTTCTTCTTGCGTCCGAATGAGCCGGTGGCCTCAAGGTACTTGTGCCAGAAGTACCGCTTCATCTTGGCTGTCACCTTTATCTCGCCTCCGTCGTTATGAATGGACGCATAGGGCAAGGTGGAGAAGAACGTGATGCTGTTGTCGGTGCTCCGGCTGCCGATGCTCTTGCGGAGTGTGCCTTTGTCTATCAGTATGTCACCGCCCGGTCGTGTGGGACTGCTTCTGCGCTGCCATGCCTCGTTGAAGAATGCCTGCCGCTCGAAGTTGCGGTCGAACTCGTCGCTCAGTTCCACCCTAATATCGCTTAGGATATTGCGGATGATTTTCTGTATGTCCTGGTTCATCGTCAAAGTCGAATAATAGAAACTGCTGTGCCTCTTGTGGCACTTCGTTCTTAGGGTCACAAGAGGCATTGAGGAGGTTGTAGAAGGTTCGTTCACATATACCATAAACAGGATACACGTACCGTCGCCATATCTCGCGGTTGCTGATTCCGCTCTTGGCATGCTGGTCGTATATCCTATTTATGTCGGTGACACGTTTCTGATAACTTGCTCCTCGCCTCTTGCTCATACGTTGTTTTAGTGTCTGTCTCTCGGTTTGTAGGGACGGATGTCATAGGTCATCTTTGCGCTGACGGTTACTCTGCCCGTTCCCTCACATTGGTCGCACTCATGCTCCGCGCCGGTGTCCCGGTCGTGGAGACGGCCTGTGCCGTGGCATTTACGGCACAGGGCCACCTTGGGGCTTTTCTCCACTTCCTGTATCATACGGCATCCTCTTTCTTGGGTTCTACATAGAAGGTCTCGTCTTGCACCACCTGTATGCCGCACTTGTTCATCTGCGGAACCATGTCCTCAACATCGCGGTCGGCAAGGAGTTTGTCTTTGGCTATCTCCTCGGTCTGTCTGAGGTAACTCGGCAGGAACTCTTTCACCAGTTGCAGGGCGCTTGCCCAGGTGAAGCCTTTGAGGGTTTTCAGTTTCGGTGTGCCGGTGCGGAAACCGATAACGCCGTGTGCCATTTCGAGGCTTTTCTTCTTGGTGAAGAGGTCTGCCTGGTTCTCGGTGGCGTAAGCCTGGAGCGTGTCAAAGGCTTTGTCCTTCTCGCCTTCCAGTTCTGCCAGTTTGCTGGCGTACTTCTCACGGATCTTGGCACACTGCAGTTCGATGTCTGCCGTGATTTTCGCACTCTGCGCGTCTGCCTTGGCGTAGGCTGCAAACGCTTCGTCGGCGGCCTCTCTGGTCACGCCGGTAATGATTACTTTCTTTTCTCTTTTTGCCATTGTCGTAAACTTTTTAATGGGTTGTTATTATTCGGGTTGCTTGTCACTCGTCGGTTTCCTGCCAGTCGCCTTCCTCCAGTTCCTTGTCTATCTCGTATTCTATGCGTTCGAGAAATTCTATGTACTGGTCGCCCTGCAGTTCTCTGTATGCGAGACCGTGGATATATTCCATCACTCGCTTCACTTTCTCGTTCATGCCTCACCTCCTCCCGTCATCGATACCATCATGTATTCCACTTGTGGCTGTGCCACTGGTGCCGGTTCTTTCTTCGGCTTCAGTCCGCCCTTGCGTTGGATGGAGCGGAGTTTGACGGAGAGTTGCTCCAGTTCGTCGTTGCTCAACTTGGCGAACACCTTGCCGGCGATGCGCGGGTCTTCGCAAAAGGCATTGATGCGTGTCCAGTCGGTGGTGTCGATGCCGATTTTCTGCATCAGCCTCAAACACTTACTGCGGTGCTGCCGCTGTACGTCCTTGGCGGTGCGGAGCAGTCGGTCGGTCGCTTCTTCCAGTTTGTCGCACATCGTGTCGTACTCTTTCTTGGTCATCTCCCGGAGCGAAGTGGTGCGTCCATTGGTGAACTGGCTCACCACGTCTTCCTTAAAATCATTGCCCAGTTCCTTGCTGGCAAAATTGTAGCTCGCTTTCAGTATGCCGTAGAAGCGTGCAAAATTGGTTACTTCCTGTGTCATAACTTTCATTTTAGCGTTCTTGATTATTCACTCGGTTGCCAGGTGATGTCTATCACGGCATCCACTTTGCCTTTACCCTTACACACGGGGCAGACCTTTATCACGTTATCGCCATACCGCTCGTCATAAACAAACGAGCCCATGCCGTGGCAGTAGCCACATTCATGCCCCTTGCTGAAAATGCGCTCTGCGCTTGCGCAGAATTGGGGTGGCTCTATTATCAGCGTGTTTTGTCGTTTGCTCATTTGCTCGTATCGTTGTAAACCTCCACCGCTTTCTCCTCCCAGATGGTGTAGTATTCGCTCACGTTGCCGGAATACCGTCCCTGGCAATAGGCTCTGAAGCCCCATGTCCTCACCTTCACGCCTGCTGCGTATTTCAGTCTGATGGCTGGCTTTCCCATGGGCTTGCCTTTGTCCTCCTGGCTGACAAAGATGAAGGTCTTGCGCTTGAACCGTTTTATCAGTGCCTTGGTCAGTGAATATTCCCACCCTGCCTCGTATGCGTACTGGTAACTGTCCACAATGATGAACTTGGCGCTCTTGGGCTTTGCCAGCCGTTCTTCCAGTGCCTTGATGTCGCCGTCGGTGATGATGCGGAACGAGCCTTGTACCTCGGTCATCTTGAACTGGGCGAGCCGTCTCTGCATCGACAGCCCCACGCCTTCCTCCAAGGACACATACAGCACGCTGCCTATTCCGCAGAGCATCTTGGCAAACTGCATCACGAAACTACTCTTGCCGCTGGCACTCGGTCCACTGATGAACCATGTATCGCCCTCTTCAGGCTGGCCGAACACGTCTTTCCATTGTCCCTCGAATGGTAGTGCCTTGCACTTGATGTTCGCCACGTCCTTGGGACTGTATGCTCGCTTTGCCATATCACTTCTCTGTTTCGATAAGTTCAGATACAACAGCGTCCGCTATCTTTACCGCATACTTGGCAATGTGTTCGGCTGTCATTTCCTCACGTTCATGGTAAAGGGCTGGAGCCACAAACAATGCAGCCTTGACCAATTCATAGCGACGTTGCTCCCAGTCCACTTCGTTATTCCGTTGTCTGCGGTTCATCTGTATAACCGCATCCATATATTGCATTTCCATTTTCGTCAGCATGCCTGTACCCTTTTAAGTTTTTCAATTTCCGTGTAAACTCGTCTCAGTCCCCCACCCGACTTGCGTACCAGTGCCGCAATGTCCGCACCTTCGGGGGCGTTCATCCGAGCCACCACGCTTGCCTGGTCTTTCAGAAACTTCTCGCGCTCCTTACAGTCATCGGGTGTCACCTTGGAATAGCGGTCGCCATATCGGCTGAGCATCTCGGTGTAGCCCACTTTCTTGCACTCGATGGAGCGGTTGATTTTGGCTTTCAGACCATCGGCTCCCATCATATACCATGCGCAGCATCGCTCGGTGGCGTTCCACAGGGCTTTGAGTTCCAAGAATGCCTCATACTGTAGGTCGCCTGCCTCGTCCAAAATGATGAGCGGTGTCTCGATGGAGCGGAGGTAATAGACCAAGTCCTCATACACATCGCAGTATCTGCCGTTGCCGCCTACGCCAAACTCGGTGGCTATCTTGCGCACTAACTTCAGTTTGGTCTTCACCTGCGAGCAGTCTACATAGATAGCATTGCGGTGTCCCTGTACATAGTAGCGTGCCGTGAAGGTCTTGCCGATATTGGGAATGTCGCAAAGTATCGCGCTCAGTCCGCTCTGCTGGCTGAACTCCAGCTGCTTGGTGATGTAGTCGAAGGTGGCGGTGCGTGCCGGTTTCCATTCAATGCCGCCTCTGAGGTTCACGCCCAACTTCCGGGCGATGGTTATCCAGTTGGCCTCGCTCAGTGCCTTGTCGGTCTGGCCGTTCTTTATTGCGCTATACACCGAGGTGCTGATGCCCAATGAGGCTGCGTGCTTGGCATCGCTCGGATAGTTCGTGCGGTTGGCGGCTATCGCCTCCAGTATCCGCTTTTTGTTCTCATTCGTTATCATGTCTCACGTTATTTTAATGCTGTTTAAATACTTTTCTAAAGGTCTGCCAACGGGTCTGAAACGTGGTAGGTCACTTCCATTTCCTGCCCGTCGTCTATTGGTGGAAGTTCAAGCGGTGGCGGTGGTGCTGCCTCCTCATGGGCGGTCGGCTCTGCCTTGGATATGCCCACGCCCTGTATGGCGTTCTTCTTGACGTATGCGTTGAATGCCGCTATCTTCTTCTGCTGGGCGACGAATATCTCTTTGTCCTCGTCGGTCTGCTCGGCATCGGCGGTATTGAACGTGCCCAAGTCTTCGAGTTTGTCTATGAGGTTGCCGTTCTGGAAGATGTACACATCGGTCACGCTACCGTCCTCGGCGGTCAGATAGTAAGCATCCACCTTGTAGTTGTTCGGTTCGAGCCGT